TCCAGCCTGGCGATCTTAACCTTCCCAGGTGGTAGTACTGATGCAGCATCCTCGCTTGCTTTTCTTCCAGCCTCATCATTGTCAAAGAAGAGGACAATTTCTTGATAGCCTTGGAAAAGGGGTATTTGTTTTTGAATATCTTTTTTAGCACTTGCAGCTCCATGTGGTAATGAGACCATTGGCCAGCCGTTCATTACCTCATAACAGCTGGCAGCATCTAGTTCACCTTCAGTAACGACAATCCGTTTACCGCTACTAGGAAATAAATGCTGACCAAAAAGAGTATCGGTAGTAATCCCTTCATAGTAGAAGTCTTT